GCGACACGTGGCATCCGCAACGTGACGTGGCGCTGACGTGGCGCTGACGTGGACTCGGATCTGTCCGACTCGGATTCAGGCGCGGATGCGCCAGTGAACTACGATGCTTGGGGCGCCTTGCCTTTTTATTAAAAAAGCGTGACGCCGAAGGCGTCACCGCCGAGGCGAAGGCCGAGGCCCATACCCAATTATGGGTTTTCAGAAGTGGGATAGTTAACTATTACCTATCCCACTTCGTTAAACTGAAAACTCAACGGGTTTTAGATTTAACGCAGTAGCCCCCCCGGCGACTGAGGGGCAGCCGTCCCGGCGTTTGAGGTTTCTTGGCCTCCGCGGCCTTGAGCGCTTATGCACGGGTGTACGCGCCATTAAGAGGCGCGCATGTCCCGTGCGAGCTTGCATATCCTTGTCCACGCAGTTTGTTGTGCAAAAATAAAGACTGCCGACGCGTGTGACAAGGTACCTTCCGGGAAGGATGAGCCGGAACGATTTTTCGACGCCCCCTCAACTGACACCGAGTCTACGGATCGGTAGTCAGTTGACGCAATCACAGTATGGTCCGAAAGGACCTATTCAACTGCTTCCTCGATCACAACGACGTGCGCGTGGCAGCATGCCTTATCGCACGTCGCGAAAAAATGGGATGTCCCGCAGGCGTACGGCGCTCAAGCCGTACCCTGGCGGGCAGACGCGACGACAGACTGAGGAGCACGGCGACCTCAATGTGTACAACCGCATGTATCAGTTCTACAACTATCATGCGGACAAGGACATTCTCATTGATGAGATGTGTCGTGGCCTTGTGCTTAGCCTGCTCCGTATTTCAGGCGGTTCTGTTGAGGAGTACGACGAGCCCCTTGGGTGGACTGCTCCTTATTGGCAGGATCATTGCGCGCATCATTACGCCATTGTGTTTCACATGAAGGATCAACGTCGACACAGTTCGACGTTTGCGAAGACTTTGTCGTCTTTTTCTGGCGTAAGTGAGGGGACACAGGCCCTTGTGCCTGCGCAGTTTGATGCCGATCATAAGGTTTCGCACACTGCTGTACCTACTTGGGTACAGTTGCTTCATGCTGATGGCAGTATGAAGTCTATGGCTGAGGTTGCTACCGATCTTGCAGGATGCATTAAGATTTGGATTGACTCGCAAACCTTTGGCGGTGCTGCGGATGCTGAACAGGCTGTTCGCGGACTTGATCTCGTTCCGTCTCGGTTGCAGCTTCTTAAGCGTTGTGTTGTGTCTGGCAACACGAGTTACGAGATTGTCGTTGACGATCGTGAGTTTGAGGCGAGCAAGGTTGACGTTTCGGCGTATACTACTGTTACGTTGCAGAACGTCACCCCCGCCACTGGTGATTCGTTGATGACCAGTGACCCGCTTTCAGCTGATACGATTAATCACGTGCCACTGAAGGGTAAGCTGTACACGTTCAGTGGTCCTGTTCCGAAGGTTTGGGACCGACACCGTGCCGAGTTGCAGCATTTGTTCAAGCCTTCTTTTTTTGAGAAGGGTCGATACCTACTGCCTAACTCGAAGCTCCACGACGAGACTATGGAAGACTTTCGTACGTTTCCTCGTGGTCGTCACGTGTGGAGCAATTGCATCGGCGAGGATCGTATCACGTTCCAACCGGGATCTATGCAGAAGCTGAAGCTTGAGTACAGGATGCAGACATCTGTGCGTGACTTTTTCCACAAGTTTCGCAACGATGACATTTCTTCGTCCAAGCTTGGACGATGTGTGTGCCTTGCTTTGGAACCACAGGTTCGCAGGCAGCATGTTGGACAGCCTATTTCTGCTGTTTTGCCTAAGCGACTGTGGCGAGACGGTGTCGTTAACACCGCGGTTCAGTATGAACCGTACATGTGGGCCGAAACGGATGAGATCGGCCCGAACGGGTTGAGCACTGGACGCAAGGTTGTCACGAAGGTTGTTCGTCAGGTTTTTACTTTGGATAACAGTACTGTACCTACGGAGTCGGACACCAACCCTGCTACTGCTGAGTTGTGGTGGACCGATGGTACTGTTGCTGTGAAGACTGCTGGCGGTGTGACCACTTCTCCTGGATCTGCTTATTATCCTTTGAAATGGGACAGCATTACTCGGTCAATGCTTGAGCAGCATCCTCAACTTGGACATTTTGTGTCCAAGGGTGATCCTATCATGTTTAATGTACAGATTAACCGTCTGTACATTGGTTCTTCGCTTCTCAAGAACCATAGCCGGCTTGGCGCTGACAAGACCGGTGTTAAGCGCAAGCACGAGGACAAGATGTACTCGAATATGGGCGATTTGAGTTTTGCGCGCGCACAGCAGCTCGGAGATGTGTATAAGGATCACAATCTGCAGAGTGCTACCAGTGTTGGTGTTGCCCCGCTTATTCTTGAGGGTGACGATAAGAACACTATGGTTACCGTCAACGTTGCTGCCGAAGAGCAGGCTTTCACTAATGCGTTGATGTCTATGGATGCTGACACTTCGAAGGCTGGTTTGCAGTTGGACGTTGTCGGCAACGCCTTGCAGGCTCTTGATGATGTTATTGATACTGATGGTTTGAAGGTGCATGGCACGACTACTGCTGTTGATACCGGACTTTCTACTGCCGTTGCTGGACTTTCTACTGCTATTACTGGCGTGCCTGGTGTTAGTACCGGAATTGTTGGTGCCATGCAGGAAAACGCTGCTGCTGGAGTTACTATGGCTGGTGCTGTTGAGACTGCCAGTGGTACTATCGCCACTGCTTCTGCTGCAATTGCCGGCGCTACTGCTGGTGTCACGGTTGCCACTGCTGCCTTGGAGGCTTTTGGTACGCCAAACGTCGAGATCGACGTGCATCCTGCGGACGTGAACGTGACGATGCCTTCTTCGATGGCTGTGACTCTGAGCGCTACCGAGCGCGATGAGCTTGCCACCAAGATTGCTGAAAAGGAGTTACAGGTTAAAACTGCTCCTGGTACTACACTTTCTGTGACTACGCCTGCGGTTCCTACCGCAGCTGAGATTGCGGCTGCTATTCGCGGCGTCGATTCTCATTTCAAGGGTATTATGGTTGGAATGGAGGCGACTGAATACCAACCGGGTCGCCGCAGAATGTATGTCGCGGTCGAGGGTACGGACACTATTAATTTCGTGAACGTGTTTAACCCTTTTACTAGCAACTGGAACGACATTGTGGCTTACGAAGATGTTAAATGGCGCGGCAGTGAGGTTCGACGTTGGGACGAACCTAGTAACATTGGTGCTGGCAACCCTGGTCACTGGTTATGGACTCCTCCCCAGGTCCAGGTTGACGTTGAGATTCCTGCGGACCAGATTAATGTGCAGGCCACTTTACCTTCCAGTATGAACGTGACCGTCCAGACCCTGCCCGCCTCTGGCATGGGCAGTGTTATTGGTGGCAATTTCGGAGGTGACGACGAGTCTGTACAGGTTCGACTTGATTCTGGAGAAATTGTTTCGAAGGCACAGGTCGTTCCTTCTACTATGTACACGCTTGGCACTCGCGTTGCGCGAAAGGCTGACGGCACTTTTGTTTTGCTGCAATAGATGCGCGATGTCATTATTTGCTGCGCAAGATGCCGTACCGCCGTGCCGCTGCGCGTCGTACGCCTGCTGTCCGCCGTCGTCTGACTTACCGCCCGCGTACGTACGCGAGGCCGAAACCCCGGGCTCGTCGCCCTGCGTTCCGCCGTGTGTACACGCGTCGTCGGTATGCCTAGTCATGGCACGATTCAGCAGCAAGCTGCATTGTTAGGGGCTGCCGAGATTCGCCGCCGGGAGGCTGCACGCCGTCGTGCTGCCCGCGCTCGGCGACGTCGATTAGCAGAAATCCGAAAGCTGGAGAGGGCGACGACTTCTTTTGGTCAGTCGCTTGATAATGAACTTACACATTCTGGTTATGTCGACCTTGTTCGAAATGCAAACGACGGAATCAGTAATGTGGACCGCCTTGTTCATCGTATTATTCCCATGCTTCAGGAACAAGCCAAGAAATATCCGAGATAGTCGGATTAAAAAAATTCAAAAAGTCTGAGTAGAGCAATTGTAATTGAAACATGAGTTATGTTTATTAAAAAAGTTTTGAATTAATTGGGCCTCGGTTGCCCAATGTGATGCACGTCCCAACGATCAGCGGACATGCTCGTTCTGTCCGGCTCAAAGTTGGCGAACACGACGACGTGCACCATCGGTAGCGTCATTGTGAGGCTGTCGTACTTGCCCGAGGAGATGATGCGGTCCAGGATCTGTTCGATCACTTCGTACACCACCTTTACCGCGCCTTCTTCAGTCGAGCGGGTAAGGTCGAATACGACGACCGTCGATTCGGAAATGGTCTTTGTAAGCGCATACAGCAGATCGGTTTTCTTCATAGCTCGAAGAATTGTTGCCTTGTGATGAAGAAACAGGTATCTGGCCATCCAGGACTTCCCAACATTTCCGACATTCTCCCAGAACCATCTCACTTTCCTGTCGGAGGGAGGTGTCGAAACAATAGACAGACAATCTTGTTGCCATGAGCGTAACGGCACGGAGGCAGTTGAGTCTCTCAGCTCGTTCACAATCGAACGTTGATCGAAGCTCATTTTGTACTGGAGCAGGAATCGTGAGTACATAGCGTATTCGCGAAAAAATTTTTGTTCCAGATCTTGTTGGGACATACCTGATTCAATAGCGAGACGAACTTCGTCAAGGTCCGTTCGTTTGCCTTGGCCACTCTTTGCGGCGATTTGAATTTTTTCGCCAATTTCGACAGGTGTCGTGTTTTCGACACGAGTGTCGGGTTTTTTGCAGTAATCGCTAGCCTGGTCAGATGAGCCCATGGCTTCAAAAGTTCTGACCTGGGTGCCCAGAATTTCTTGCAGAAATTTGGTGACTGCGACAATGTCAACCTTGCGCTCCATTTGAATGTAGCCTTGCAAGTGAGGGGTGCCCGATTCACCGACCTCTTTTTGGTACACTAGGTACGCCAGTTTAGTCTCGCGCGTGATGCGCGAGGCTGTTGTGACACTGGCGAGCAAGCGCTCGCCGGTGTCGGTGTAGTTGTTGGCGGTGAAGCACACGTGTTGCGTGCGGGCAGGCATAATCACAGCTTTGAAAAAAAGTTTGTGCACTCGAAAGTGATTGCATTGTGACGAGTTTGCCGCTTTTATAATAAATTGAAAATACATGGCGTGTGCCGGAC